AACGCAGACGCGATCCGTGGATTGGGCTTTTCCGGCATTTATATGGACGAATTCGGGGACTTTAAGGGGAGCGTTTGGGGTAACGTCATTCGTCCTGCGCTATCTGACCGTCAGGGATGGGCGGTCTTTGGAGGTACGCCGAAGGGCAAAAATCAGTTTTGGGACATTCGCACCACTGCCAGCAGGCTCAAGGACGAATGGTTCCTCTTGGAGCTACCCGCCAGCAAGTCGGGACTACTTCCTGATGGCGAACTATCCGCAGCCAAAGCGCAGCTTTCCAAAGACCAGTACGAACAGGAATACGAATGCAGCTTTGAAGCGGCAATCCTTGGCGCGTTTTATGGTCAGGAACTAAGGGAGGCCACCGAAGAAGGCCGGATTACACAGGTGGACTATCAGCCTGAAGTCCCAGTTCACACGGCGTGGGACTTGGGATACCGGGATGACACGGCGATCTGGTGGTATCAGGTCATTCGCAATGAAATCCACGTTATCGACTATTACGCGGTCAGTGGAGCGAACATTGACGAGCTTGGGACGCTGGTGAAGTCCAAGCCCTACAAGTACGGCAAGCATTACCTACCGCACGATGCGCGTGCTAAGACCCTAGCATCTGGCGGCAAGTCGGTCATCGAGCAGATGGCAGAGCATTTGGGTATCAACAACATGGCAATCGTCCCCGATTTGGGCGTACAGGACGGTATCCAAGCAGTTAGGCAGATGCTTCCGCAGACTTGGTTTGACGCTGAACGCTGCTTTGATGGCGTAGAGGCTTTACGCCAGTACCAGCGCGAGTACGACGAGGACAAGAAAGCGTTTCGGCAGACCCCGCGGCACGATTGGACGAGCCATCCCGCCGATGCCATGCGAATGTTAGCCGTTGCGTGGCGTATAGAACCAAGAGTCAAAGCCCCCGATACCATGAAGCCGTTAATCGTCGGCCCTGAAAACACAGCAACCCTTAATGATATGTGGGCAACCCACAAAACTAACCGGAGTCAAAGATTATGAGCGGCGTCGCAAATCCTTATCGCTACCAGTACGAAACCGTTGCAGCCTCGCAAACCGCGCAAGTACTGGGCGGCACAGGCGCAGTCGGTGATTACGTCCATAGGCTGATTATCAGCGTTGTGACGGTGGCTACTTCCGGCGTAACTTTAATTGATGGGTCTACGTCCATCGTCCTGCTAACGGGTGCGGCAACTAACGTACCCGGCGTGTACTCGGTTGAAATTAACGCGGTTTCTGCTTCCGGCGCGTGGAAGATCACCACCGGAGCGGGTGCGACTGTCGTTGCAGTCGGGATATTCAGCGCATGAACAATGCCGGACTTTACGCCAATATCCTAGCCAAGCAGGAGCGCATCAAGGCTGGATCTGGTGAGCGTATGCGTAAGCCTGGCACCCCCGGTGCGCCGACTGCCGAGGCTTTCAAAGAATCGGCTAAGACCGCAAAGCCTGAGAAGAAAAAATGACCGCTGCTTGGACGCGCAAAGAAGGCAAAAACCCCGAAGGTGGGCTGAATGCCGCTGGACGCGCATCCTACAAGGCCGAGACGGGCGGGACGCTCAAGCCTCCTGTCAAAGCCGGGGATAATCCTCGTCGCGCCTCATTCTTGGCTCGGATGGGCAATATGCCGGGGCCGATGGAAAAAGACGGGAAGCCTACCCGCCTAGCGTTGGCTTTGAAGAAGTGGGGCGCATCAAGTAAAGAAGACGCGCAAGCCAAGGCTCGCGCAATATCGGAGAGAAACCATGGCTGATGCAGACCGTATTGCGGCTGCGTTGCGCTATCAGCAAGAACTGGACGCAGCACAACGTCCTGCGACCATGAATCCCAACATAGCAGCGCAAGGGGAAGTATCACGCAATAGGATTGCAGCAGCATTGGCAAACCAGCCCCCGTCATGGTCTGGTGAATCTTTGCCGATGGAAGGCAGAGCGACATTCTTGCCATTCCGAGACACAATTCCAGGTTCTGTTATGAATAAACGTGAACTGGCTTTGCCGGGGATGGTTGCCGGTGCGGTTAATGCGTTTACTGCCCCAGCAAGATCAATGCAGTCTTTTGTTGATGAAGATGGAAACGTAACTTCTAATTTTAATGCCCCAGAAGAGGCAGTAAATGTGGCAATGAATATGATGGGTGGAGGGATTGGCACATCGAGAGTTGCGCCAATTCCTAACGGTTCGTTGGGGATGAATGTTTATCACGGCACACCGCACCGTTTCCCGCCGACTGCCAAGAACCCGCTAGGTGAGTTTGACGCCAGCAAGATCGGGACTGGACAGGGAGCGCAAACTTACGGGCATGGTCTTTATGTGGCTGAAAACCCAAAGGTTGCTGGTGGCACAGAATATCGTGATCCTCAAGGGATGTTTAATAGACTTGCAGGAGGGATGAATAATCGAGAAGAGTTTGCCCATGACATGATTTCCCAAGGCAGAAAACCAGCTGAAGTTTTTCAAATTATGAAGCAAAAATATGGGCAATTTTTTAATGACCGTATGTTATGGGCTGATTTAGACAAAGTTTCTTCTGCAAGAGGCAACCTCTACAAAGTAGACCTCCCCGACGAGCAGATAGCAAAGATGCTGGATTGGGATAAGCCGCTGAGTCAGCAGGTTCCAATGGTTCAGAAAGCGTTGAAAGAAAATGACTTGTGGAATGTGGTTCCAGAGGGCAAACCATTGGGTGAGATGGTTGGCGCGATGGAGCGAGCTATGGGCAAAGAACGTGTTTCGTTAATACTTAAAGACCTTGGCATCCCCGGCATCCGCTACCTAGATCAAGGCTCACGCGCTGGCGGTGCAGGCACCAGCAACTTCGTCGTGTTTGATCCCGCGCACATGAACATCATAGGACGCGAATAATGAAACAAACCACAACCGGCGTGGATAAGTGGCTAAACATGGTCGCCACTTATGACGGCGATTTCAAGAAATGGGAAGCCCGTACCCAGAAGATCATTAAGCGTTACCGGGACGATAACCGCAGCCAATCGACAAACGAAACCGCGAAATTCAACATCCTTTGGAGTAACGTCCAGACGTTGACCCCTGCTGTTTACGCCCGTCTGCCAAAAGCCGATGTATCACGCCGGTTTGGTGATAACGACCCCGTAGGACGGGTAGCCTCGCAGCTTATTGAACGCGCTTTAGACTTTGAGGTTGAGCATTACCCAGACTTCCGCTCAACCATGAAGCATTGCGTTGAGGACAGGTTCCTTGGAGGCCGTGGGTCTGCTTGGGTTCGCTACGAGCCGCACGTTAAAACGCAGGACGTACCGGAAGATGGTACGCAGATCACCGAGGACGTAGACGAGCCGGAGGATGAGACTGACCTGACCGCTGGCGAAGCCGAACCCCAGGAAGAGATTGAGTACGAATGCGCCCCTGTGGATTACGTCCACTGGAAGGATTTCGGCCATTCCGTAGCCCGAACGTGGGAGGAGGTTACTTGCGTTTGGCGGTGGGTGTACATGACCCGCGAAGCTCTGGTAGAACGGTTTGGCGATGAAATGGGCAATAAAATCCCGTTTGACGCTGGCCCTGATACCTTGAAAACATACGGTCAATCGACCAAAGAGCACACCCGCGCCAAGATATGCGAACTCTGGGACAAGGAAAGCGGCAAGGTTTACTGGTTCTCCAAAAATATGCCGGAAATCATTGACGAGCGGGACGATCCGCTAGAGCTAGATCAGTTCTTCCCATGCTCCAGACCTTTGTACGCCACGATGACCTCGGATACCTTGGTTCCGGTGCCGGATTTTGTGCTTTATCAAGATCAGGCGGTTGAGTTAGACATCCTCTCAGACCGCATAGACGGGCTTGTGAAGGCTTTGCGCGTCCGAGGCGTATATGACGCAAGCCAACCCGCGTTGCAGCGTCTACTGACCGAGGGAGACAACAACACGTTGATCCCTGTGGATAAGTGGATGGGGTTCTCGGAGAAAGGTGGTCTGAAGGGCAGCATTGATCTGCTCCCGCTGGATACCCTGGCTGAAGCTCTGATACAGTGCTACCGCGCCAGAACCGAGATCAAAAATCAGATATACGAGATTACGGGACTTTCGGACATTATTCGCGGCAGTTCGATGGCAAGCGAAACCGCGACAGCGCAGCAGATCAAGGGTCAGTACGCCTCCATTCGTCTGCGTTCCATGCAGGAGGATGTAGCCCTGTTTGCCACGGAGCTTTTGCGCTTGAAGGCGCAAATCATCTGCACGAAGTTTCAACCGCAGACGATCCTGATGTATGCCGCAGCGCAACAGATGCAGCCGGTTGACCAGCAGATGATCCCAGAAGCATTGCAACTGATGGGCGATAACCCGCTGCGGAGCTTTCGAATCGAGGTGGCTGCTGACTCGCTGGTGCAACTGGACGAGCAACAGACCAAGCGTGACAGGATGGAATTCATTCAGGCTTTTGGTGGGTTCCTGCGCGAAGCTTTGCCGGTAGCCCAAGCCTCGCCGGAAATCACGCCCATGTTGATCGAGGTGATGAAGTTTGGTATTAGCGCATTCAAACAGGCTAAACCGATGGAAGGTGCTTTGGACGCTGCTTTGGATCAGTTGAAAGAAAAGCAAGCGCAACCGCAGCAACCGCGTCCCGACCCCGAAATGATGAAACTGCAAGCGCAGCAACAGTCAGATCAGGCCAGAGCGCAAGCGGATATTCAGGCTGCACAAGCCAAAGCGCAGTTTGACGGGCAAATCCAGCAAGCGAAGATACAGGCCGAAACGCAGATTGAGCAGATGAAGATTCAAGCCGCAGCGCAGACCGAAGCGCAACGTCAGCAGTACGAGGCGGCGATGGCGCAGCAAAAACTACAGTCCGAGGAGCAATTCAACCGCTGGAAAACAGAGCTTGAGGCGGCAACTAAGATCATGGTTGCCCGAATCGGGGCGAATCCTGGCCTTGATATACCCGCTATGGAGGCTCAACAAGCCGCATCCGAGAAGATTACGGCAGAGCTTGGAGATCGCGTATCTCTGGCTATGAGCAGGATGGCAGATATGCACGAATCAATGATGGGGCGGCATGACGAAACGATGAATCAGATGGGCGGGATGATGCAGATGTTGGCCGCGCCTAAACGGATCATCCGTGGCCCGGATGGACGAGCCGCTGGAGTTGAGGTCATGACGCAATGATAGTGACCACCACAAAAGGCGATATGGACGATTCCCTGTTAAACAAGAAAGAGGGAACCATTGACAACGACAACGAAAATACCACTTGGGTTGAGTATTATCTAAATGGCGAGCTTGTGCATAGGTCGGCTCATGTCAGCCTTAAAAAGCCGTTAGTTTCAATTTCTGAGGTTGGAGGATTCAATGGCTAATACGCAAGCAATGTGTACCAGTTTTAAAGGCGAAATTCTGGCCGGAATTCATGCGCTTGGAACCACTGTAATTAGAGCCGGAACCGGAGCCGACACTTTGAAAGCCGCTTTGTATCTGGCAAGCGCAACGGTAAATGCAGCAACGACCGCATATAGCGCGACAGGCGAGGTTTCTGGTTCTGGATATAGCGCAGGCGGCATAACGATCACAAACGCCACCGCTCCCACTACAAGCGGCACAACGGGGTACTGGACGCCAAGCGCGAGCTTCACTTATACGAGTGTCACCCTGACTACGGCATTCGACGCGGTATTGGTCTATAACTCAACCCAAAGCAACAAAGCCATCAGCGTTCACACGTTCGGCAGCCAAACCATTACGGCGGG